TTCATCACCTTCGGGCCCAGCAGCATCGTTCTGGTTCAAGATGACTGTCTGGTGGGTCGGAATGAGACGATCCAGCTTGACGTGTGGTCGACCGATAAGGCTGGCAGGATCGAGGCGAAGCGCATCTGCGACCTGATCATCCGGACCCTTAACGGTGTCGAGGCTGAACTTGAGGAAGGATATGCAGTCGACCTTCGGGTGGTGCTGGCTCAGGTCATCGATGACCCAGATGGCATAACCTCCCACGGCATCGTTCAGGTCGAGGCCCTTGTTGACGAAGGCGGCGTGTGATGGTCACTGGAATCCCAGAGCTTAAGCGGCGCTTCGGTCGCATCCCAGAAGCCCTTCAGGCTCAGCTCCGGCCAGAGCTTGCGAAGGCAGCCGCCAAGATCGTGCAGACGATGAATGCCCTGAAGCCGATCCCTGAGATCCAGATCGAGTGGACTTGGGGGCCACCACCATCTGGCACCGTGTCTCTCGGGACCGTTGCAGGCAGCGACAAAGATCGTGAGTTCATCTCGATCTACACCAATGCCTTCACAACCGAATACCCCGGGGGGTTTCCTGCGATCTCGAGGTGGTTTGAGTTCGGGACCTTCGAGCGTTTTCAAGATACCACTGGCCGGGCAACCGGCTCGATCGTGGCACAGCCCTACTTCTTCCCGGCCTACCGGGCCAACAAGAACCAAGTGCGCCTTGCGATCGGTCGCAAGGTCCGCCAAGCAGTGAAGAGCTTGTGATGCCCAAACGCTCTGCCAAAGGATACGAGGTGCTGCGCAACTGGACGTTTGTGCACTCTCGCAATGTGGTTCAGACCTTCAAGGTCGGAACAATCGCCCGGGGCCTCACCCGGCGATGCGTCGAGGCGGGCATTGCCGCCAACGCTTTGCAACCGATGACCGCCAATAAAAGGAGCACCTCCCATGGCAAAACCGACCACCTATAAGGGTAGCCTCGTCGCAATCTACCTCGAGGACGCCGATTACCCCGGAACCTTCATCAAGCCCTGCGGCTTGAGCAACCACACCGTGACGTTCACCAAGAACGCGCAGGAAGTCAACGTCCCAGATTGCGACGATCCCGAAGCACCGCAGTGGATTGAGCGCGACGTTGAATCGCTCGACTTCAGCGCCTCTGGTGAGGGCATCCTTGCCGCTGAGGCTGTCGAGGTTTGGTGGAACTACTTCAACTCGACGGATGCTGTCAATGCCCGGATCTACATCGGTGCACCGGAGAACATCACCAATGGCTACTACTGGGAGGGCCTCGTTCATGTGAACAACTTCGAGGTCACCGGCCAAACCGGCCAGCGGGCTAAGGTCAAGCTGGGTGTCGTCTCGAGCGGTGAGATGACCTTCGTGAAGATCACCTCGTAATGGGACACGGGATCACGATCAAGTGGCAGGGAGGGGAGCACCCCTTCCTGCTGCGCATCGCAGAGCTTCGCACGCTCGACGATCGACTGACAGACGGGGCCATGGCAGCCTTTGCCCGGCTCAGGATCATGAAGCCAAGGTTCAACGATGTCTACGAGGTCGTGCGCCAAGGCCTGATCGGTGGTGGCATGCCCGACCGGGAAGCCTCTTCCCTTGTCGAGATGATCGAAGAGCAGCACGGCCTTGGGCCAATGGTGCCGTTGGCCCAGCAGATCCTCTTCCAAGCGTTTTACCGGCGCGAGGACGATGAAGAAGCGGGGGAGAAGACCCGACCGGAGAAGGCCCAGCCACCGGTCGGATGAAGTTCGGGCAGATCTACGGGATGGGGGCAGCCATGGGCTTCACCCCGTCCCAGATCAACGAGATGACCCTGTGGGAGTTCTCGTGCTGTGTTGACGGGTGGACCCTCTCGAAGGGGATCAAGAAGCCCGGCAAGCCAATTACTGACAAAGACTATGATGCCCTTGTAGGGCTTCAGCAGCAGTGGAACGAGGAGGCTAAAGGTGGCTGAGCAAGGCGGTCTTAATGTAGAGATTGGGATCACGCTCGAGCGGCTAACCAAGCAGCTTGCTTCCGCTGAGCAGCGGATGATCCAGGCGGCCAAACGTTCTGAGCAAGAGTTCCAGCGGCGCAATCGCGGTGCTGCTGACAGCTTCAAGCAGATCGACGTGGCAGCCGCCCGGACCCAAGGCTTGATGGGTCGACTTGGTGGCACGATTGTCGGTGCATTCGCTGGTGGCTTCGCCTTCAGTGCAGTGACCCAAGGCCTGCAGAGCTTGCAGCGAGCAGTCGGTTCCACCATCGCTGAGCTCGGAGATCTGGCTGAAACCTCATCGCGCATCGGTGTCGGCACAGAGGAGCTTCAGGGCCTGCGGCGTGGCTTCCAGTTGGCCGGCGTAGAGGTTGGCGAGCTTGACAAGGGCCTCGAGCAGTTCTCCCGGCGACTGGGCGATGCAGCACAGGGCGGGGCCTTCAACAAGGTCCTTGACCGCTTCAACATCCAGCTCCGCGACAGCCAAGGCGAGATCAAACCGACCCTCGACCTCCTGAAGGAATTCGCAGACGTAATCCGCACCCTGCCTGAGGCTCAGCAGCTGGCTGTGGCCCAAGAGGCTTTTGGGCGGTCCGGCCTTGGCTTCGTCAATGCACTTCGTGATGGCGGCAAGGGCCTCGATCAATTCATCATTGACGCCCGGGAAGCTGGCACAGTCATCGATGACGAGCTTGTTCAGAAGGCTGAAGAGATCGGTGACCGCTTCGACGCGCTGAGCTTGCGGCTGAAGGTATTTTGGCAGACCCAGATCGTTGAGGCAGTCAGCTTTATCGACAAGCTGACCGATGCCAAGACCACTCTTGACGAGATCGCGCTGGCCAACCCAGGGCAATTGCTCGAGGGGCAGATTGCACCTGACGTCGACATTTCTGGTGCCACAGATGAGCTGAAGTTCTATGACCAGCAGCTCTCTGAGTTGGCAGAGCGGGCACGCACGGTCGCGTCTGAACTTCTTGCCACAGGGCTTGAGATCGAAAACCTTGTTGGCCCTGAAGAGGGTGCACAGGTCATTGCCTATGCAAATGAAATAACCAGACTGGCCGATGAATACCGTGCTGGCGGAATCAGCGCTGAAGAGTTCTCAGGCAAGCTTCAGGACGTACAGACTGAGGCAACCGCGACTGTTAGCGAAATCTCAGCCATCAATAATCTCAGCTTCCCGTCTGTGATTTCGAGCCTTGGAGCCTTGGGCGGTGCGCTTGGGGCGATCATTGGCGTGGCTCAGAGGGCTGCTGCTGCAGTGGCTTCTGTGGGGGCATCAACGGCTCCTGCTGCACCCAGCCCAGACCAAGCCCAGCGTGAGGGTTTCGAGACGAATGCTAGGGTCCGGGCGCAGGAAAGCGCCAACAAGACCTTCATCGCTGACCAGACGCGCCTCAATGGCTTGACCCGGGAACAGATCCAGCTTGAAAGCGAAGCTGCCCGTATTGCATCCGATGCAGCTGCTGCTGGGGCGAAGCTGACTGAGCAGCAGATCGCTCTTCTTGCTGAAGAGCGGATCGCAGCGGAAGCTGTTCGGGCGGCTGCCGGCAGGGGTGGCGGTGGCGGCGGCGGTGGCGGCGGCGGTGGCGGCGGCGGCGGATCAAGGAGTGCCCAAAGCAAGGACGAGGTTGCTGAGTTTCTGAAGCAGGGTGAGGAAAAGATCGCCCAGCTGGAAGCTGAGGCAGCTATGCTCGGCAAGACCGGTGAAAGCGCCCTGTTCCTTCGCCTTCAGTATGAGCTTCTTGAAGAGGCCAAAAGGAAGGGCCTCGAGCTTGACCAAGAGGTGCTTGGCACAGGCCTTACCCTTCGGGAGCAGATCGACGCCCAAGCAGCCTCGATCGCGAACCTGACCCAAGCCTATGAACAGGCCAAGGAGCAAGCTGAGTTCCTCCGCGACATTAATGACCAGTTCAAGGACGGTCTGATTGATGCGATCGTCGAGGGCAAGAACTTCGAGGATGTGCTGATTGACATCGCCAAGCAGCTGGCAAAGGCCGCACTGCAAGCAGCCCTCTTCGGGACCGGGCCTTTGGCTGGCCTCTTCGGTGGCAACTTGGTTGGCACAGGCGTCCTGTCCTTCCTGCCGGGTCTCTCGAGCGGTGGCTACACTGGCGATGGCGGCAAGTACGAAGCCAAGGGCATTGTCCATGGCGGTGAATACGTCTTCTCTAAGCAAGCCACCCGGCGCATCGGGGTTGGCAACCTCGAAGCGATGCACCGGCAACTGAAGGGATACTCCGAAGGCGGACTGGTTGGGGGCGCTTCTGGATTGCCTTCAGCTGCCTCACCGTCTGTTCAGGTTGTGGTCATCGACAATGAAGAGAAGTTCGGTCAGTATCTGGCTGCCAACCCAAGGGCTGAGCAAGAGGTCATGAACATCGTCAAGCGGAATGGGGGTTGATCGATGCCAGTCCTTTGGCCCTTCCGGCCTGTTCCTGAGAGCACAGAGACGCTGTCCTGGGAAACCCAAGTCATCAAGACGCCTCAGACCGAACGTCGAATCAGCCTGAGACCGGCGCGACAAGCCTTCAACTACAGTTACCTGCTGCGCGACCTTGAGAACGCGAGAGCCGAATGGCTGGTGCGCAAACATCCAATGGATGACTGGTGGGTGCCTCTGTGGTTTGAGGCAAGCCCGGCGCAAGCGGTTGGTGCATCCCAGACAATCTTCAACATCTCGACAGATGCCCACTACTTTGCCGGTGGATCTCTTGTAATCTGGTCAAGCTGCGACAAAGCCAGCGTTCACGAGATATACTCAGTAGGGGTCGGGGAAGTCGTGCTTGCTGCCCCGGTCGGAGTCGCACATGCCAAGGCCATCATCATGCCTGTGCGGACCTGCTGGATGGAGGGAGGCCTGCGCCAGTCTCGTATCCAGGAAAGAGGTCTGACTGATGTCGCGATTACCTTCCAGTGCCGGGACACCGATGCCCCAGAAGAGACTCCATGGACCCAGTACCTTAATTTGGACCTCGTGACCAAGTGCGGCACAGTCGAGCCTCTGGCTGCATCTGTTGCTCCGGTCTTCAACACGATCGACAATGGCCAAGGTCCGGTTGCCCTCGAGCCACAAGATGAGTTCATCGCCTCTCGTCACACGATGAGTTGGCGGATGAAGTCAAACCTGTGGACCCGGCGCAAGTGGCTGAATTACATCCGGGGTCGCGACCGGGCTTTCTGGCTTGCTGATTGGCAGAAGGACTTCGTGCTTGTTGGGACGATCTCGGCAGTGGCCGTCTCGATGACAGTCAAGAAGATTGCACCAGTGGCCTCAGATCTTGCTGGGCGCCACTTGCTAATCGATGATGGGGAGAAGACCCCAAGACTGATTTTGGGTGCAAGTGACTCTGGGGCCAACCAAATCTTGACTATCTCACCTCTTGGAAGGATAATCACCTCAGCCCGGATTGGGCTCCTGAGGAAGGTCCGGTTTGACAGTGATACAGTCGAACTTGCCCACTCTCATGGGTTTTATACCGCAACCCGCATCCCGCTGGTAGAGGTCCCTGAATGAGCCTTGCAGCAATCGCAGCTTGGGCCAGTGGATCGAGGCCCTACCACCTTTACCTCTTTCAGAGAGGTGCTGCGCAGTACCAGTACGCCAGCACTGCAGCTTCGATCATAAAGACGATCGACGGGGTGTCAAGCCCGACTTGGCCGGGCCTTGCGATCTCGCACGATCGGATCACAGACAGCGATCAAGCTGTGCGGAGCGAAACAAAGATCACGGCACCTCTCTCTTCTCTGATCGCGGAAGAGAGCGTAGGCAACCTTGGCTTCGACCCGATGACGGTCACGATCTGGCGCGGGGACCTGAATGATGCAGAGGTGGTTGTGGTCTTCAAGGGTCG